GGAATGCGCCCCCCGCAGTCGTAGGTCATGCCAGCCGTTCCCGTGCCGATGATATCGCCCAGCTCAATGAGCGAATGTCCCCAATAGCGAGAATCAAGTACATATTGACAAAAATCCTTGAACCACGCGTGGTCGAAGTAGTCAAGCAGTTCAGGTTTGTCCTCTCCTTTGTCATCTACAATCTTGAACGACTTTGCCATGACAAACCCCTCACGCTGCCGGATACACCCTGACAAATGCCCGTCGGCATCGGTGTCGCGGTAGATGTCGTAGAGCGGGCTGCGGTTGGGGTTGTCGATGTTGATTGCTGCCTGCCATGCACGGCGCCAATCGGCGATGTCCTTGCGCGTGAGGGCATCGGTAGTCTGCTGCAGCTGCATGATGACATGTTTTACGCGCGCCTTGTCATCGTCCTTGGCAAGGTTGAAGGTGCCATAAGGGGTGCGGAGTATGCGGTCGTTGTCACGGCCACGAAGCGAGGAAAAAATATCTTTGATATTCATAGAAATTACTTTAATGGGTTATTACCAGTTATGTCTGAGAGGCTTTTGTGAGTGCCACACCACGCCTGTCCCGGAGGGTTCGCCCGTGGCGGCATCCGTGGCTACCGGCAGGGCAGGGATAATCTTGCCGGCCTGTACACCCTCAAGCCATTTTATCGCCCGCTCATAGCGTTCCTTTCGGATTTCACTGCCCATCTTCTGCGGCATGGCAGCCGTCATGTGATACAGGGCGATGTCGCAGGCATACATCACGATGAGCCGGTTGCGGTTATCACCTTCGGCTTTGAATGCAGCCTCGGTGTCGTACACGGGGCGCAGGTACCCTGCTATCTCCTCCATGGCCTCGCGCTCAGCGTTAGCCCGTATCTCGGCCGATGTCTGCGAAACAACTTTTAAAGCGGCTTCGCCGATTACTACCCGGTAGTCTTCATCTGTTACAAACATAAGCTACAATGTTATATATAATGCTTTACGTTCGATGTCGGCAGCGGTCATTCCTTTTCTGAATACTCCGCCGGCAACGAACTTTTTGATATCCTGTTTGGAAATGACTTCAAGTCTTCCCTTGATTACGATGACCATGTACTTGCGATGTGTGATGTGACGCAGATAGTCCGCTTTCCTGACCGCACGCTTGAACTTCCAAGCGAAAATGATGTCTTTGATTAATTTTTTCATTTTACCAACTGTTTTTTGAGGTTTGTCTTTTGCTGAATTGTGGTTGAAAACTTTCCTGCCGTGTGGTGCGCTGCAACTGCCAGATTGCGCCTTCGTCTGCGTCGGGGGCATCGTCATTGCCGCTCATGCCTTTTTCGAATGCCAGCGTCTGCGCAATGCCCGCCTGCATGTCCGGGTCATCCTTTTGCGAAATGTCATAATAGACAAAACCACGCTCCCATAGCGGACTGATAGCTTCCACACGCTGGAACTTATCCGGCTTCTTGCGCTTGTCTCCCGTGATGGGTAGCTGATAGCCGCGCAGATTGCCCTCGATAGTGAAATCGTCGAGTATGATGTCCTGCATGAAGCTGGCCTCCATCATAAATCGTATAGGGATATTCTGTTCGAGACTCCACTCGTAGAGGTCGTAGCACCAGCGTACGAGCTCGGCCACCGATGCCTTGCGCACGAAGGCGCGCAGGTGCCACAGCTGTGATTTATACTTACCCCACAGTTTTGCTGCCTTGGTGTCATTGGTCTTTTTTGACTTCCACGACGGGTCAATGTAGAGCACAAATTCGTCAAAGTCGCGCCATGCCGGGCGCTTGGCATATTTAATCCATTCCTGCTTGAAGACCGTACCTTCGATGATGGGGTTGTGCATCATTTCCTTTTCCCATGCGCGGTAGCCTACGAACTCGGCATAGGCCCGTGCCTCCTCTTTCGTCCACTTTTCGCGCCAAACGGGATTGCCCTCGCTGTCGACGGCCTTCACTTCTGACACATGTACACCTTTAGTCTTGCAGATGTCTGCCAGTACCGAGGTCTTTGAGATAAGGTTTCCCACCATGATAAAGCGTCCGCGGCCCACGTCGAGCGCACCGAAAAGGGCTTCCTTCACCCAATCTGTCATTTCGCGCACGCGGCGTGGGTTACGGCAAAGCTCATCATCATCGAGGTCGTCGATGACGATATAATCCGGGCGTGACTCCCGCTTTCTCAGACCACGCGGTGACTGCCCACGTCCACACGCCAGGAAATGCACTCCGTCCTTAGTGGTGAACTCCCCTTCCGTCCAGTCACCCATTGACATCTGTTTTCCATAATCGGCGATGATACGCTTGTTGTATTGGAGCTCCGCCTGAATGTCGCCAAGGAGTCGGTTTGCGCTGTCCTCGGACTTGCCGACAACGACCATGAAGTCAATCAGGCGTTTAGGCTGGAACATCAGCCACAACGGTGTAAAAATGTCCATGTGCGTGGACTTGGCATGTCCACGCGGCCATTTGAATACCGCCTTGAGGTTCGGTGTATTCTTTACCTTCAAGGCTGCAGCATTGTGAAAGGGTGCATTGTGTACGATACGCACGACTTCCCCCGTGACCTTATCTCGCAGCTGCAGGAAATGCGGGAAATAATACTCGCAGAACGCGGCATAGTCCTTTTGCAGTCTGCGGATACGCCGCTCTTTCTCAACGGCCGTCTCGCGGACGAGACTCTTCGTGTCTGTGATGCTCTGTATCTGCCGGCAGTGTTCCTGCCACTCCAGCTGCATCTGTTTGAGTTCTGTAATCGTAGCCATACTTGTTGTGTATTATAATGTAGACGGGTTCTGCATACGCTCCATGAGGAACTTGTTCTGATACTTATTAATCGCCTTGATGAGTTCGGGGGTAATCTCGGGATCATAAGAAGCCTGGTCCTGTATCCACCGGTTGAAAGCCATGAAGACCTCAATGGCGTCAATGACGTTTGCCTTCTTGTCAAGCTTCTCTATCGTTGCCGACAGCTTCGAAAGTTTGTCGGCCAATGAGCCGATGAGCGTCGGGTCGTCCGACTTGTTGACGCGCTCTATCAGTCCGTCGATGGTCAGCAGGAGTTTGTTCACTAATTCAGGACGTGAGATATTCTTTGCGGCACGCGCTTCCTTCCACCCCTCGTTATTCACCCATCTTGAGATGGTTATACGCGAGACTTCTACCTTTTCGGCAATCTCATTCTGCTCCATTCCCGCGAGGTAGAGTGACCGGGCGAGCGATTTTTTCTTTTCAGTTTCTTTTGTCATTTCGTTATGATAATGTTTGAATTATGCCTGCAAAATTGGTCTAAAATATTGACACTTAAAAGAAAGTGTGAACTGCGTTCAGTATATACTGAACTGCGTTCCCCATTATTTTGCGGCAAAAGATTTATACGCTAATATTGCATCATCAAATTTTACAAAGCAATGGGAAAAAGAGTAAGAATTTCAAACGAAAGGCTGAACTGCTACGGCTTTCGCGTACTGACAGCAGGCATTGATGTGGAACAGTACAAGCGAAACCCCGTACTTTTATATATGCACGAGCGCGGCAATGTGGTTGGCTACGTGAAAGACCTGAAGGTGGAGAACGATGAGATAACGGGAGAACTGATGTTCGACTGCGCTTCGGAACAGAGTGAGCGCTGTCAGAAGCAGTTCGAGTTCGGCAGCCTGCGAATGGTCAGTGCAGGGCTTGAGATTATAGAGACCAGCGAAGACCCTGCCTTACTGGTGCCAGGCCAGACCCGTCCGACAATCACGAAGAGCAGCCTCTTTGAGGTGAGCGTGGCCGATATCGGGGCCAATGACGACGCTATCGTGCTGGAAAAAGACGGAAAGCGGATAACTTTAAGTAAGGACGGAACCTGCGGGCTCCCCCTTATTACTCACAATAACAATCAAAATCAAAAAGACATGGAACAGAAAGTCATTGCCCTGCAGTTAGGGCTGCCGGAGACGGCAACGGAGAAAGAGATTAACGAGAAGCTGGCACAGCTGACGGCCGTGCAGCAGGAAAACGACACCTTAAAGGCGGAGGCACAGAAGCTCACAGAAGCGCATATTGCGCAGTTGGTTGACAATGCTATCGCTGAAAAGCGTCTTGATGCGCAGCATAAGGAACAGTTTGTGGAGCTGGGCAAGAAGATCGGTGCCGAGGAGTTGGAAAACACCTTGCAGGCTATGAAGCCACAGGTGAAGCTGTCTTCAATGCTGGGGCATCATGGAAGTGCCCCTGTATCAGATAGTGAAAAGACCTACACGAAACTCAGCGAGGTTCCTGCTGACGAACTTGTGAAGCTGCGTGCCGAGAACGTGGAGGAGTACAAGAAGCTCTACGAGGCAGAGTACGGCATGAAATGCGAACTTTGAAAAGGCAAAGAAATAAAAGTAAGAAAGTAAAAGTAAAAAAATGAGTAACATGAAGAGATTAGTTATGAAATTAATGATTGCATTGCTGGTCAATGTGATTGTAGGAGGCT